AATAATTTAGAGGAAGTTAAAAAATATATTGATATTAACAATAAGAGACCCAGTTATAGAGAAATCAATACTGATATCAAAAAAATGGGAACGTGGGTAGCGACTCAAATAACTAATTATAAAACCAGAAAATATATAATGAAGAATGATGCCATATATAAATCATTTACTGAATTTATCACATCGGACAAATATAAAAAACATTTTTCATAAATCAATCATATAGATAAATGACCCGCCTTGGAAATCTGTCAAACCAATGTCATTGAATAATTTTTCATAAAACATATTAAAATATTTACACGTTTTATCATATTTTTCTAATAATTTGCTAAGAAAATCTTTTAATAGCATATTTGGATTATGTTTTAATGCGTCTTTTGTTTGATTTATTAAACTGTCTTTTTTTGTTATATTAATGTATTTTAATATATTAACGTCTTTAATTGTAATCTTATCCATTATTTTAACATTATTCATATATTTTTCATTCTTATATATATCAATTTTATTTTTAATATTATGACGGGGTCTAAATCCATATTTACCATACCAAGTATGCCCTGTTAATAATATTAACATATTCGTTAGCATTATAGTAATATCCCCACATTTTTTAACACTATTATCTTTTAATGTAATTTTATTTATATTTAATTTTGTCGCATATTTTTTAAGCATTTTTAATGTTATTTTAAGCAAATGCGAACCAATATTAGTATTCGTGTCCATAAGACATCCTTCATAGTTTCCTATTCCGTGAATCTCTGCAATATTATCATCTGATGAAATTATAACTGTTACACATTCTAAATCTTCATTTTGTGAGAACAATATAAAATGGTTATCTGCTAATTCTAATTCTTTAAAAAGATAAATATTATCATTATATATAATTTTTAATACTCTATCACCGCCACCTTTTAATTCTATCAATCTCGATATTTGCATATGCTTAAGTATATCTGAATTCCTATAAATAACAAGTAGTTTTTCGTTATTCATTATAAATAATTTATAGAAATATTTTATTGAATAATAATGAGCAAACATATGTTATACATGGGAGCATTACATAAAGAAACAAATAAACATATTAATCCACGATTTGCAATAAAAGAAGATAAACATCATTATATATGCCCTGATTGTAAGAGAAGTGTTATATTTAGAAATGGTAAAATTAAACGCCCACATTTTGCCCATAAATCAGAAGGAATAAAATGCAACTATTATGATAAACCAAGTGAGTCAGAAATACATAAAGAGGCTAAATTTTTAATGAGTCATATATTAAATGAAAGAATACCAATTACATTTAAAAAACTATGTGAATGTTGTGATACATCTTCATTTTATCATATTAATTATACACCCAATTCTAAAGCGGTAAATGAGCATTCATTTATTTATAATAATTCACAGAAATACGCGGATGTTGCGTTATTAGATAATGATAAACTGGATTGTATTATTGAAATATGCCATACAAATGCAACAAAAGAAGGCGCGAGACCTGAACCGTGGTTTGAAATCGATGCGACTAATTTTATACATCATATAAATGATAATGTTAAACAATCATCTTATGAATTAAGTTGTATGCGTCGTTTTGAGTGTGATAAATGTATAACAAATAGACATAAAACCGAGTGTAATATGTTATTATCAAAAATAAATAATATTAGATATGATATTGAAAAAAATAAAACAATATTTATTTCAGATGGAACTGAATTTGAACTATCTATTAATAATATTATTAATAGATGCGATATATTAGAAAATAACATAAATGATAAACCATATGAAGAGATTGCACAATTAAATGAAGAATGGATTAAGATAAAAGAAAATATAAATGAACATATTAAAAATGAATCTATTGAAAAATACAAAGAATATGAAATTATTATTAATGAACATAAAAATAATTTAATAAAAAATAATCACACACTCCAAAATAATAAAGTGCGATTAAGTAAACTAATAGAAGAACGAAATAATATTTATAATAAGATGGATATGATAAAAAATAAAAATAAAATTCTTCTAGAGTCAAAAAATCAAGCATTAAAAAGATGTATTAATATGATTAAATACAATAATAATATTATGAATGATGCTATACAACGGGAATTAGCGTGTTGTTATTATTGTTCTTTAAAAAACTTTTCCGATTATTTTAAATGTATTATACATAAATCAAGAGACTTGCTTAATAACAGTAATAATTTTATTTGTATAAAATGCAATAGTATCGCTATTAAATTAAATTATCCTAAAAATTATTGTAAAAAGGCGTGTGACGGCTGTTTTAAAGGATGCAAAATATGTATCAAAGGGTATGCTAAAGAAAAGAACACTCCTTACTATGCATATTTTTATATAAAATGCAAGCAATGCGATAATTCATACTCATATGATTATATATTTAATAATATAATTCATAATGAAAAAGCTATTAAAAAATTAAATGATAAATGGGAATTAATTAAAAATAATACATTTAAAACATATGATTATATGGATGGTATTGATAATAATATAAATATTGATAAATTACAAGAACAAAACAATGAGCAAAATAATATGATAAATATATTACGAGAAGAAATTAATAATATTAATATATATGAATATGATATAGATGAATATAATAAAATGGAATTAGAATATAATAATACCACAACTATTATCGATACAATAAATAATGAAAATATACAATTAAATAAAATAATAAATATTGAGCAACAAAAATATGACTATATTGTTAAAATTAAAAATGAATTACGTGCACCGCAAATAATACGCGAAAATTTAAGCGAATCACCAGAGACACATATTCAAATTGTATGCGACCCAAATACAAGTACCCCATATAAATCAACCATTTTGAATCCATCAATCATACGTAAACAATCGAAAATATCAATCCCTGTTTTGTATCAAAAATATGGTGCGGAAAAATTATGGTCGCAAAATTTGTCTTGTACTATATGCGGACGTAAAAAATATAGTCCATATTATGATAATAATAATCGTAAGTATTATGCTATATGTAAAATATGTTATGATGAATCAAATAATATAATATTAGACAGTCCAAAAAGAAAATATATTAATAAAGCACCAGATAATTTATATAAATGTGATTTTATCGATTAAAAATTGATAAACAAACCCATTAAATAATATCATAATTCGTAATGGCAACGTATGATGAAGAATTTCCAACGGCAACTATTAACCAAAAATTCTCAATTGCGTGTATGAGAGGTAATTATAATGAATTTAGTGCATTTCTTAATATGATGGGCTTCTGGGATATAATAAAGGGTCTTTCGTATAGTGTAAGGTTTGAAAATCGCCAAATATTTGACCATCTTATAAATCACATAAATGATTGTGAAAATATAATATCGCCAGATGATGCTATATATCGTATGCCCAAATTAAAAAAAAGTGATATGTATTATGTTGTTACCAGACCAGATGATTTTCCAGTAGGTATATGTAAATCACTAAACGAAACATATAAAGATACCTATTATTTGAAAAAACAATTGATGCTGTTAGATAAGCATTATCCGAAAATTGTGAAACGGATTATTTATAATAGTTCTGTATTTGAACTAAATTATGATAACAATAATATATCTAATTTGCAATATTTAGTAAAAAATTACAAATTGGATAGCAATGAATTCGTATTATATGGCATAAAACCATACGATGTAATTAAAGACACTGGTTATTTGACATTATTGTATGGTATTAATATTGCCATACATAAGATGCAAACAATAGCAACCCATCAAATATTTATTTAAATAAACAATTTATTATATTTATTAATAATATATATGGTATAATCAGATATTGGGTCATCCTCTTCATTATTCATACCTTGATATTCCTCATCATATTGACAATTTGCAATATTATATAAATAGCCAATAATTGGGTTCATATAATCTGCTTCAAATGAATTTTCATATAATAAATCTGTAATATATTCACAATATAATGATTTGTTATGTTTAATACTTTGGCTTATCATATAAAATGATTTATGCATTAATTTTTTATTAAAGATTGATGCATCCAGTAGTGCAGCGAAGAATGAATTATGCATTAGTGGTTTATCAACTGAAAACAATACATCACATATTTCAGTAAAAGCATCATATTTACATTTTTTAATATATTCAACAATATCATCAATACATTCATTAATATCATCATCAGATTTACATTTAATAGTGCGAATAATTTGTTGTTTCGTCGGCATTAAATTTATAATATATTTATAAGCAATATGTTATGTTTTCAGTTTTTATTTAATAATTCCATAACAACATCACCATGACACGGCTCCGGATGGCACCAACAACCTAAATTCTTACCAACTAATTTCTTTAATTCATTCATAAGATGGGGTTCTTTATCTAATCTTTCAGTTATATAATTTCGATATAATGTTATTGATTTTTCTCTATCCATATTTTTGAATGGATTGGCAAATGGCGAATCATACGGTGGATATCTATTACCATCTATAAAAACAATTCTACCGCGTCCAATATATGCATTATTACTAACATCCATTCTTTAAGATTATTATATCCTTGCTCACGAATACATTTAACCCGGCAATTCACAACGCTCATATATATTATAAACCATAAAATTAAATGAAAATATTACTCAATTTTTTTGCAACAACTGAATGTTTCCAATAACCAAGCGCCAAAAAATATTTCAATGTTTCTAGCTTTGTATCATATGATACAACCTCGTGAAGATTTCTATGATTAAAATTATATGAATCAAATATTATATAAATCATTATAATCATATAAATCATCAATTATATATTTAGCTATTTCCATATTTTTATTTTTAACTACTCTATCAAATAAATTTGATAGTAAATGTGAGCATCGCTATTTGAAAACGGTCTTACCGTTTTCAAATATATGGGCTCTCTTCTGGTTCGCGAATATTCGAAAACCTTTTTCGAATAGCGCCGAACACAAATTAGTTATTTTCTAACCTTCAATCAATAAACTTTAATTGGATTTTCATAAATCTTTTCAAAAACCATTCAAGTTAAATAAAAACCTTCTTTAATTCGCGCTTTACTTCGTGCATATATCCAAAATTTAAATATTTACCATAACAAAATTTACAATAACCGAGTGCAATAAAATATTTAAATGTATGTTTCGTTTTATCAGGTTTTAAAAATATACGTTTATATATATACTCGTGTGTAATATCGTAATAATTATCAAATATCATTTTCAAATATTCAGCCCTATCATATTTAATAACTATATTAATTAATTTAAATAATGAAATCGTGTCGTTGTCATACTTATCTATAATAGTTTTAACTAATTTTGTATTTTTGTTTTTAACTGCTTTTTCGAATAAATTATATATTAATAATGTTATATCATACTCATCAGCTAAATATCTTGTGGAATATTCTATTAATGATATAACATAATTATCATCTAAATGTTCTATTAAAGATGCAATATATTTAATTAATTTCTCGCATGTATCTTTTGACGATACTTCAAGAAGTAAATCATATAATAAATCCCCGAAACCATTAGCAGGTATGCGTGCCATTATATATTTAATATATGTAATTAATTAATGATTATATCAATTTTTATTTTTTGAATCTTATGATTCAAAAATAAATGTTAGTCGGGAATGTTAGAATTTATGTATAAATTCTAACCTTCGATCAATTTTTATTAAATAAACATAATATATTGCTTTCTAGATCGTAATTTATATCTATTTTCATATTCATCAATATATGGCTCATCCTCAAATGTATTATTAATATATGATTGATCGATATATCCTTTCATAAACATATAGTAAATCGTATCTATTTCAATCCGATTTAAATCGTTATCAGACACATTAATAAAATTACAAGTGATCGCCTCGTGTATGGCATTTTTATATAATTCAGGACATTTATTAATTATATATTTAATTTTTTCAAATAAATTGTTTCCCCTATCATCATGAGATATGAAAAATAAATTATGAATAATCCCCCATACATAATTAATAAATTTATATTCAAATAGCAAGTCAATAACTTTACACAGGATCTTGTAATCACAGTATCGTGTAAAATCAACATATATATTTAATGCAATTTCACCAATGTGTAATTTAATACTATCCGAGGAAGATCGTATTAAATTACACAGGATCTTGTAATCACAGTATCGTGTAAAATCAACATATATATTTAATGCAATTTCACCAATGTGTAATTTAATACGATCTTCCTCGGATAGTATTTTTGCAGTATCTACTATGTGATCATATATCATTTGGATAAATTTGTTCTTATCTATATCAGTAACTAGAGTTGAATACTTTTTCATTATTATTATAAATAAATACAATAAATACTATATAAATCAATTTTTATTATATAAACATCATAAACTGCTTCCTAAATCGCAACATATTAATATTTTCAGTGTTAATATCTCTCTCAAACCCCCCAATCATTGTGACATAAACAATATTCCCATCAAATATACGACTAATATAATTTTGTTTAATATGTCCTTTCATATACAAGTAATAAATTACCATTATATCAACATTACTTATATCATAATGATTTTCCATATAGGCAGTTGACAAAACATACAATAAATCATCTTTATATTGTTCAAGGCACGAATTAATAATATATTTGATTTTATTAAATAATTCCAATCCATTTGTTTCGGGAACATAACTAGAAAGGCTATATATGATATAATAAATATAATACATACAATCAAATTGTATCATAAAATCGATTAACTCTATAAATGTCTTATAATTACAATCTAGTATATTTTCATCAATGCATATACTTAGAGTAGTTTCCCCATATAATGACTCGTACGTTTTT